TGAACCCTGTTTGTGAAACAAGGATAGCTGTGGGAAGTAAAGAGCCAAGGGCAAAAATTAACCCGCCGCTACCCGTTAAAGAACCAAGTAGTGCCATCAAAGCCCCTTTGGTACCACCGGATTCCTCCCTAAGCCTTCTAAATTCTTGTAATAAGGGGTCAATGTTATTGCTGATACCAAGAAATCCGAACGGCAAATCCTGCGTTACACGCCCTAACTGTGATAAGGCGTTATTAGCCCTTCGCGTCTCGCCTGCAAGCCCTGTAAATCCCGTTCCTACCCTCTGCTGGGCAAGGAACAGTGTCTTTTGGGCGCGCACGCCGCGAAGCGTCTCGTTATTGAGCACCCCTTGTTCTTGTGCCCACTGCTCGGTCTGATTTATAGCTTGAAGGGCCTGCTGCTCGTTGAGCTCCCCCCTCCTAAATTGGGTTTCAGAAAGTGTTATCCTCCTGCGAAACTCATCGTTAAGCTCTTTTTCGGCGTTGGTTCGTGTCTTGGTGGCTTTTGGGTCTCCGCCCGTTGAAGCGTCCTTTTTCAGCTTTTCTATATTGGCAAGCCGCTCTTCTATAGTCTGGAGATCTGACTCATTTAATATAAATCGTAAATCAAGGGTTAGTTCAGCCATCGTCTCCAAATTTATCGTAGTGGTAGATTACATACGCCTCATATATCTCCTTAGCACTACATTTGTCTAAAATTTCATTTGCTTTTACAGGGTTATAGCCAGCCAACCGCAGGCTTGTACCCCAAAGCAATTCAATATCTTTAAGAAAATCTTTAGGTACTCCCAGCTTTTGTACAGTATCTATTTTAGATACATATCGTTCGGAATTGGCCGGTTTCCCACAAAAAAATCCCAAGCGGCCTTAATAACACCAATTTGCAGGTCATCACGCTCCCAAAAACCATTCGGAATCTTACCTTTAAACTCCATAGCATTTTCAGCCATTTTCTTAGCCCTTGACGCGCGAAATTCGACATCTTCTTCCCAATACGAAAACTCCGGTGGCTCGGGAGTCTCTTTACCCTCAGCCGCAGCGTCACCGTATTCTTCACTCCATTGCAAGAACTTTTTATTGTTCTTGTCCTGCCATGCTTTCATTTCAGCGCGAATCTCACGATCCAGCTTACGCCCCCTAAAGGACTCGGGTTTTACAGTAAATTCAATGCCGTTAAGTTTGCCAGTAATATTTATCATTGCGATATGTATTGTGTTGATGTTCCTAAATTAAACGCAGGGTCTTTAAAGGTAATGCTGTCACCTTGCCCTATACGCGCCCTGCATCGCGCCGATACCGTCCCGGCAGGAAGCGTTCTTGTCACCGACTCAACCCCAAGACCTTGTATCGTTTGGGTTGCCGGGCTGCCGATAGTCGATCCATTTTCGTCTAATGCAAGTATCTCCATACTCATCCCTGTTGCTATAACAGTGCTGGTTGCTTCTATGCGAAATGTAACCTGTTTTTGAAAAGGAAAAAAGATTTCCCTCTCAATATTTACGGGGGTAGCCCCCGTGGTGCTAAAGGTGATAGCCCCGGCGCTCCATGTTGATGAGCCGCCCGTTTTTGTCCACGCAGCAGGCATGTTGGTTTCACCCTCAACCCATTTGTACATATTAAACCCATTAGGGCTTATCATGAACTCATCATGCTTTTTTCCGCCGCTGTTATAGCCAACGCCCCCGGCTTTTTTAGCCTCCACCCCCCATGCAAGGCGTTCCCCGCCTACTTCACGCGACCGGATAAACGCATTGTCAATCTGTAGGAGATCATCGTAGGAAAAACCTATTATAGAAAGCTTTGTGCCGGCATCTGCCCATGTGCTAAGCTGCGAAGCTCCCGCTTTAGGCAGCCCGGCCATAGTAAATACAGGGGTAAGGGTGTCCTCAACAAGCTGGTTGTCCTCGGTAATAAAACCCTCGGCGGCGTCTTCGGCAAAAGCCCGTGTTGCCCTTTCCGCACCCTCAAGTATCGTCGATAACACAAGGGTTTCGGTCAGGTCGTTAGGATTAACAAAACCTACTTTATGAAGTTCGTATTTAGGCATAGGTCAGTGGGTTAGTCGCGCTTGTTCTTTTGCAGTTCAGCTTAGTCCCAAGCTCTCCGCTGGTTGTGATACCCCTTCGGGCATTAACGTATACACCAAGAAGTGTCACGGTGGTGCCATTTTCGGCAGTAAGCCTGATATCAGCTTTAGCCGTGGTGTCATTCACTGTAAGATCAAGGATGGACGTTGTGCCATCATTGCAAGTCAGGCTTTGGGTTTCAACGGTAAAACCGCCTTCGTAGGCAATATTTACGTTTTGATTGTCCTCAATCGTTGCGGTTTCTTCGTTTTCTACAGGTTCAATACCTTCGGTCAGCAGGTTTGAAAAGGTGGTATCAGTGCCATCGTCAAAGGCAGTGCCTGACGGCTGTATTTCCATTGTGGTCCAGTATAACTTACTCATAGCTTTATAGGTTTTGTTCGAATTGTAATCTTAATGTTCTTGCGTAAAATCCGGGCTGGTCGTCAACAGTATTAACCGCACCCAGGTACTTTGTGAAATTCACCCCGATATTTTCATTGGCTATACCCAGCGCCCAATCTTTTACCTCATCACACATATCAAGTAAAAGTTTATATTTATTGTCACGGTCTGTATGGGAATCTGATGTTCCCACAAAACACATTATTTCAAAAAACGGCCGTTCATCGGTGGCCCTCCATGCCTCGGTGTAGGTGGCCACCGATGATTTAGTTATTTTCAGGGCAAATATTTCCCTCCTGACCCCGCTCCTTTTACTAAGTTCTAAGGGCGTGGCCGCACTTATAATCGTTTGCCTTCCGGTCTCCGCAGCTAAACTGGTCTCATAAGCATTCAATATGTCGTTTGTTTTACCCATTAAAATGCTGTTCTATAATATTCTCAAATTCACTTATAGCCGCCTGAACGCCCTGGCTGTTCTCGTCTTCCGGCTCGGGAAAAACTTTTCTTACCTTGCCACCCGAAGCACTCCCCTCCTGGTGCATAAGAAAAACTTCTCCGCCTGGTTTACGTGATTTTGTACCCTCCTTGCCTGCAAGCCCGGAAAAAGAAAGCTTTGCCTCGTTAAAAGCAACGGTATCACTGAACAAGCTTTCCATAGAAAACCCGTGGTCGCGCATAGTAACAGTGCTGCTGCCTTTGCGGCTTGCCGTGTCTTTCTCGTAGGCAGGATATTCACTGCCGGTTGGGTCAACACCGCGGAGGGTATCGGTTTTTGTTTTTTCCACAAAAACACCACCAAGCTCATCCATAGGCAGGCTATTGTATTTTTGCCTTATAATCTCTGTAAGTTGATCGGAAAGGGTCATCGTACCATCCTAAATCGGGGTATATTTCTTGGTTTACTTATTTTACTCGAAAGCCCGGCAAGCCCGGAGTTCAGTGTCCGGTAGTACAAACCCGCATACTCCCGTGATTTTTGCCACGTCAACGAGTCCTCCTTGGAGGCGTCTTGGTTAAACCATTTGTAAAGAAACCGGTAAGTTAACATACGTGTTAATAACTTACGGTCATCGGCTTCAAAAAGAGCGTCCAGTAATTCGGATTCAGTGAAATTTTCATCGTCCATCGTCCTGATGATATCATCCTCCAATTCACTCTTTGCTGTCTGCAAAACGAGGCCGTCGTTATCGTCTATACCAAGATCCGTGGGGGCGCTGTACCCTTTAAAGGTAGCGCCCTCCTGCGAATCTATATCGTCTCGTGTTATGGTTAAATCAGCCCAAGGCATAATAGAAGGAGGCCGAAGCCCCCGTTATATTTAAACCTTAGCTACGTTACCACGAACATATCGAACCACCCAATCGGGATAGAACAACTTGAGTCCGTAGAGAACTTCAAGGGTAATTTTCGCACCGCTTGTGTCGCCTTCGATAGAAAGGGTGAAATTAGCCCGGTTCATTGGGTCGAATCCAATAGACCGGTTAACACCAGCCTCACCGGATATACCACTCATCCCTGCTGTTACGATTGAAAGGGCGCCGGGATTGTAGAAAAACTGCTCCCTTCCCGTATCACCGGCAGCGATATCAACAGGATTGATAGCCGCGTTATCTGCAACGGCTTTACGGAGCGGTTCTTTCAACGTAAGGGTCGTTCCGGTCTGCGATTTGACTACATAGTAATCGTCTTCGGTGTCATCGGTTGCAAAGTAGATAACATCACCCTCATTAAGGGATACTGCGGCCGCACTCCCACTCCCGTTATCAATAGTGATTTCGGTATCGCCAATCGCAGCAGCGGCGGCAACGGTAGCGTCGGTTACAGTCGCGGCGGTGTGGTTGGAGCCTAAGTTGTCAACGAAAAAGTTAAATCCAAAAGCTTCTCCCATTGAGCCGGTTCGCTGAACATCAGTTCCGCCGCGCTTGTCGGCTTCCTGGAAAAGGGAAAGCTTTAGCAAATCAGATTCGCCGCGAGGGTCAAGGACACTAATCAGGTTGCTAAAAAGAAACTTTCTTTCCTTCAGGATTTCACCTGCCTTAATAACGTCCTCGGTATCCAACACCGTAGCGTCGGTGTTTTTGTCCACAAAAGCCGCCTCCGCTTTACGAAGCTCAGCCTTAGCATCTGCATTAATTTTGTCAAACAGATTATGCAGGCGCGGTACCATGTGCTGCTCCACTAAATCAGGGAGAGCAAACTTTTGGTCGGCTTTGTCAATCTTGAATTGGCGATAGAAATGCTTGTTAATGGTAATTGACTCCTCGTTGGCGTCAGGGGTGTCTGCGGTGTATGTCCCTGAATAAGCGCTGGGGTCTCCGTCCGGCTTTACAGCGCGGGTCACTTTTACAGTCTGGTTTTTACTGCCCACAAAGCCCTGTAGGTTTTGCCCGGCCACGTTGGTGGCTGAGTTCGCCATAATAGGGCGCATAGGGTACTGGTTTGTTAAGTATGTATTAACCCATGCACTCGGGTTATAAATACTGAAATTGTTATTAATAGCCATTGGTCTATGGTTTTAAGTTAAGATTTAACGTTTTAGGGTCTTAACGTGACCAATGGACTGTCAAGGGTTGTCATCCCACCTCTGGTGCATCACTTTCTTGCCAGCCACCAGCTTGAGCGGCCTGCTCGTATAGCTTTTGCACCTTATCATAATCTTTGTTCTTAGTCGCCTCTTTGTAGTCGGCAAATTTAGGTTTCGCCCCGCCACCATCACCAGTGCCACCGCCCGTCCCCCCAGAGGAGGGCTCGGTATAAGATTTTGAAAAATCCTGTAGCGCTTTAGACAGCGGCTTATAGTTACCCTCTTCGTCAAGAAGGGGTGTGTCCCCTTTTTTAACGACAGGGGTTCCGTCTTTGTATTCCACATCATGTTTGGCTAAAAACAAGTCTTTAACATCCGACTGGGGTATCTTAAAATTACTTGCCTTTTTAATCTCGTTAACAGCCTCGGTAAAGGTAGAATCAAATTTATACTGGTTTTGAATTGCCTGGGCGCGCTGCTGAGCCTGGTCAAGCTGCTCTTTATAGCTGTTCACGCTTTTCTGCAATTCTTTGTATTCAGATGTTTGCGTTGGATCTGAAATCGAATCAGCAAGCTTACCTGATGAATCCTCTATCCAGCTATACACATCTTCAACCTTTTCGGCTTGGGTGCCCGTCACCGACTCAAATTTTGAAAGAACATCTTTCTCTGCTTTAGCTTTTCCTTCGTTATACGCTTTACTGTATAATTTGGAAGTATCTACTTTTTGGGTGTCGTCCTCACCTTGTGGATTGTTTTGGGTGCTATCAGCACCGGCTTCTTCTGACATAAGTTATTGGGTTTGGTTATTGGTTGTCAAGAGGGTGTCTCTAACACTATCAAGTGTTTGATTTAATTTAGTTAAGGTATCTACATTTGCAAGTTCAGGACGCACCTTGCCAATAAGTATAGCATCATCCACCCGGTCTTGCAGCGCCTGTATCTGTTCGGCCGACATCGGGAATCCCTGGGTCTCAATTTCTTGCTTGGCGGCGTCCTGTACCTCTTTTGGGGCAGATTTTTTACGCAGAAACTCGCTGTTAAGATACCCAAGGGTCTCCAGCGGAACCCCGCCGTATTGCAATCCCTCTGTGAACTGCCTCCATATCTCATCCGCACTCGACAGGTCGTGGTGTTTTGAGTACACAATATTGAAGTCCTCCGGGGTTTCCCCCCGTGCAGCAGCCATCATTTTAAACACATTTCTTTCGATAGCCTCCATGTCAGTGGCTGTTTGGGCCAACAGCCCCTGCTCTTCGACCGAATCAAACTGTTTACTTCTCCCGCTTGCATTATGAACCACTTTGGATTTATCCCGAACCTGCGCAAGTTGGTAGACCAGGTTTACAAGGTCTTCAAAGATAACGCCCCTGAGATGCTGTAGCCCCTCCATAGATGCTTGATAAAACAATTTTGATGGTGGGTTTTCCGAAGAATACCCTACAACCATACCTAATTCTTGTTTTATAACTTCTGCGTTGAACGTTTCTTTTTCGTGGTCGTAGGCTCCAGATATTTGCCTGAGCATCTCAAAGGGCACCGCCGGTATAGGGAGTCCGAATAGCTTTGATCCGGATTTAAGATCATAAAGAAGCTCAGAGGCCGTAGTGTACAGCCCTGTCAGGTTCCACCTTCGTGGCATACCCACTTTATATCCTGTCGATGGGTCTAAAGCCCCTTTTAGAATATGTACCGGCGCCTGCCCAAAATTATGGGGTACCCTTACCGGCTGGGCGTCTTGATCTTCAAAAACATACACAAAATTTGGGGTAAAAGCCCTCCATTGGACTTTACCGTTTTTCTTTTGGGCGATAGTAACAATCTGAAGGTGCCCGTACCATGTTTTAAAGTACATCAGCTCCTCAGCCTGCACCACATAGGGATAAGGGTGGGGTTTACCTTCTGTTGACACGGTTTTACCTGCTATAGTAGCCAAATCAAGACAAATAGCGCCAAAACCCTCAACTTCTTTGGTAAAAAGAACTTTATCACGAAAAAATACATCTATTTCATCGCCCTGGTCGTCAAAATGGGCTTCCCTGTCTTTCCAAAAGCTATTATACTCCCGCTGAACGTTGTTTTCATCGTATATTCGCTGTTGGGTCTGTATAAACTTGTATTCAAAAGGGATCAGATCTAAATTTTCCAGTTTTTTGGCATAATCGGAATCACTTTCAATATTAGAACGCCTTATGATCTCTGATTTTCCCAAATTATTGATATCGCGGTTAACGGAGTACCAATTTCGCATAATACGCGCTTTTCCAACCACCTGCCCGTAGTACTGGTGGGTTTTACCCTCTCTTACAAGACTTATAACGTCCTCAGCGGGCAATTCAGGAATATTTTTAGCTTCAATCATGGTTAAACTTAACTAATTTAACCAAAAAAGAAAATAACCTTTATTTTTTGAATTGCTACCGGAAAACCTTACCTTTATTACGGGTTTTCCTTAGGTCGTGGCTGTAACCACGGCCTTTTTTATTTAATTAGCAAACTGTATGTTCTTTTGTTTTCCCCCGCGTATATCCTGTAGTCACAGGCGTCGGATATGTGCCCCCGAACTTCATCCCTCTTCTTTTCTCCCCTTTCGTTGACCGGGGCATATTTATAATCGTCTATAATATGCTTACAGCGCGGGTTAACTACCATCCTGCGTACCTCTTCACCACTTTTAACAGAATAAATTACATTATTTACTTGTTTGATTCTTTCAGCACGCAAAGGATTAGACTTTTTTACGTATTTTTTAAAGGACACACCATTTTCTTTTAGTACCCGCGTCACCGTGCCCCAATCATTGTCACCCGACCTTCCATACCTTGTCCCGCCCTGGTTGCCCGTTCCATCACCGTATAAATCAACATGGTTATGGCCGTTTTTCTGTATCCAGCGGACCGCTTTCAGCGCCTGCTCCTCAGTAAGGGCATCATCACTGACAATCTCATCAATAAAAGCATACACATCACGGCCAAATATATTTTGCTGTTGGCAAAAAGCCCAACAGTGGGGAGACCTATTGAAATCACAGGTCAATTCAAGCGGCTTTTTACTCGCCCAATCAAATTCAACATCCATAATGTTACCTACAGGATACTGGCTGTCGGAAAAAAACTTGTACACCCCCTTGGACGGGTCCTGAACTTCTTTGAGCATCCTAAAGCCTAATTGGTAGGCCGAATAATCTTTAGCCTCTTCCTTGTTAAGCTTGGCGGGCGAATGATTGACCTCCCATAAAGGCAATTCAGCAGTGCGAACGACCTCCTCACCCTTCCATTCGGTTAAATTATACCCTGTCTTTTCCTTGTTAACAGCAATTTCCAAATGAGCATAAATACCTGTCTTTATCAACCGTTCATTAGCGTCGTTAACATGGTAGGGCGTCCTGATCAAATATTCACAGCCACCATCAAGTATCCTCTTGCTCCACGTATTGGTCCACGCCTTATGGCGATTGTCGCGCGTTGCTTTACTTTTAAAATCCTCATTATTACAAATATCATCACCCCACAAGTAAAAGCACCGCCAACCCGTGCCCTTGGTCTCAATACCAGCAGCAAAAAAAGTAGGGACGCCCGTCCTGTTCCTGGAATCTAAAATAATTGTTTGTGAACTGTTTGTATCCCGCTTAGAATATTTTACAGGGTTAAAATTATACTCCCTGCACCAATACCTGTACTGATCCGATTCAAATATCTGCCTTAACGAAGCAATCCTGTTTTTAGCCAAATCCGGATCTGCCGAAATAATAATATGGGGCTTCTCCGGGGCACGTGTAGCTAAATACGAGGCTAACCCTATAGGAACCTGTTGCGATTTGCCACCACCATAAGGCGCACTTATAATCCCATCGTGAACCCCTTGATGCATCCACCTGAACAACGTGCCCTGTATCTCCCTATGAAAATCATGCTGCCTCACAGGCTTGCCATCAATATCGGCCAACACCCCCTCAATATAAGAATTACGTAAATCTACGCTGTCTTCCGGGGGCTTCTCCCCAATAACGATATTGTAGGCATCATCCCAGCTCATGCACAGCAAGCCCCGATTTTATCGGTTAATTCTGTATAGGAAATAGCGAATAAAACCATTTCACCGCTTACAAATTGGATACTTGTACACCCCTCTATATTTGATGGGCAGAACTGCTCAATAGCATTAATATTTACCATTGTGGGAAATATATCCGCCTCCTCTAATGGGTCTTCCACTTCAATACCTAAAGCCCCATAATCTATACCCTCATC